ACGCGGTGGAGCGCCAGAAGAGTTTGACGCGGCCTTTGAACACTACGCCGCGAAAAAGAAAGCGCGGTAACTCAAAAATTTGATTGGAGTAATTCATCATGGCTATCACCAACTACGGCGATATCTCCCAACGTACTGCAGCATACGCAGCGACCGAAATGCTGGCTCACGCAGAGCCCATCCTTATCCTGTCCAAGCTCGGCCAGTCCAAGCCCTTGCCCAAGAACAAAGCGGATACCGTTAAGTTCCGTCGCCCGGTCCCGTTCGCGAACATTACCACGGCCCTGGCCGAGGGTGTCACGCCATCCTCTCAGCAGATGGCTTACGAAGATGTGACCGTTCAGATCAAGCAATGGGGCGCGTGGGTCGAGATTACCGATGTGGTACACGACCTGGCTGAAGATCCGGTTCTTGCCGATGCCTCCACGTTGTGCGGTGAGCAAGCGGCCGAAACCATCGAGTACCAGACCTGGGGCGCGATCCGGGCAGGGACTAACGTGTTCTTCGCCAACGGATCCACCCGTGGTGGCGTGGACAGCGTTTACGGTCTGGCCAAGCAACGTGCCGTCACGCGCTCGCTCAAGGGCAACCGTGCGAAGAAAATCACTTCTATGGTCGGCGCCTCTCCGAACTACTCCACTGAGCCGGTAGATGCGGCATTCGTTGCTTTCGCACACACCGACCTGGAAGCGGACATTCGCGACATTTCGGGCTTCACCCCGACTGAGAAGTACGGAACCATGAAGGCGCTGCCGTATGAAATCGGCAAGGTCGAGGATGTGCGTTACTGCCTGAGCCCGGTGCTGGATAGCTTCGCTAACGCGGGCGGCACGGCTTCAACCAACGGCGTTCTGTCCACCGACGGCACCGATGCAGACGTGTACCCCATCGTCATTGTGGGCAAAGAGTCGTATGGCCTGATCCCGCTCAAGGGCGCCGGTGCTATGACCCCGATGGTATTGAACCCCAATACCCCGCGTGGTGGCGACCAGCTTGGCCAGCGTGGCTCGGTGGGCTGGAAAGCCTATTACGTTGCGAAGGTTCTTAACGAAGGTTGGATGGCACGTATAGAGACGTGTGCCTCTGCCCTGTAACCCCACAGCCCCGGCCTAGCGCCGGGGTTTCTTTATCTGATTGAAGGCACCAAATCATGAGCGACATTAATCCAAGCAACATGAGCCGCGAGGAACTGGAAACCACCGCTAAGGATCTTGGCCTGAGTTTCCCCCACAACATTGGCGACGACGGTCTTAGAAAAAAGATCGCCGAAGCCCTGGGCGGCGACGCAATCTCTCTTTCAAAGTCAGCCCCTGTTGCTACCGGCAATGCCAAAGAGCGTCAGTTCGAAATCATCATTGCCACCCATGAGCAGGACAAGCAGCCGGTTCAAGGCGGCATCAACGGCAAGAGCTTCGTAATCAAGCGAGGCGAGAAAGCCGTTGTGTCGGAGTCGATAGTGGAAGTCCTCAAATGCGCCACCCAGCACCATTACGACCCGGGGACCATGGAGCGCACGGAAGTTCAGAGCTACCCGTTCCAGATTATCCGTGAAGTCACCGACGAGGCTTAATCTATGACCTTTCTGGAGCTTTGCCAGCGTTTGCGCCAGGAAGTGGGCGCTGCCGGCTCAGGCCCGGCCAGCGTGAGTGCTCAACATGGCGAATACGCTCGCTTTGTAAGCTGGGTGCCGCAAGCCTGGCGTGAAATTCAGATGAGCCGGCACAGTTGGCGCTTTGCGTGGGCTGAGGCCAGCATCCCGATCGAAACCGGCTTTCGGACTTATTCACCGCCGGATGATATGGGCGCGTGGGACGAGGCCACTTTGAAGTGCAATGGGCGAACGCTGCTCGCCCAGCGTTGGGACGAGTTCCGCAAACACGACGTACAGGACGGCGGCAACACTTACCCAAGGTTCATCACGCAAAAGCCCGACGGAGTCCTTGTGTTGGACGCGCCGCCGGATCAGGACGGGCAAGTCACCTTTGAATACTGGCGAACGCCGCAGGCATTGATTGAAGGCGGTACCACTCCGCGACTCCCTGAGCGCTACCATATGGTGATCGTCTATCGCGCCATGCTGTATTACGGATTGTACGAAAACGCCCCAGAGGTGGTTCAGGCGGCCCGCTCAGGCGAGGCCGGAATCCTGCACGAGATGGTGGCGATGGAGCTGCCGCCCATGATGTCCGGAGGGCCTTTAGCGTGAGTCGATCTGCATACATCAAACTCGGCGGCGGCCTTGATCTGATCACGCCTACCCGGCAGATGGCGCCCGGCGCTGCGCTCGCGTGCGTGAATTATGAGACGCCGGTGAACGGCGGCTACCGAAGCGTTAAGGGCTACGCGCAGATGGGACCGGAAGTGCCGGGGCAAGGGCCCGTCCTTGGTGTGGCCACGTTCTACGACCGGAAATACGCCATTCGCGAAGACGCTACCGCCGGCACGGCTACCCTTTACAGTTTGAGTCTGGACGGTGCCACTTGGGAGGTGATCGGCACGGGCGGCGAGCTATCACCAAACCGGCATGAGTTCGATGAGGGCAATCCCTACGCCACCGATGCGGGCAACGCCCTGTATGGCGTGGGCGGTGCAAAGCCGTTTGAGCTGGCGCAGGACGGTTCTCTAACCGTTCTCGCCAACGCACCAGCCGGCGCCACAATGATCGCCCTGCACCAGAACCACCTGTTTCTGGGCTTCCCGAAAGGCAGCCTGCAGTTCTCCGGCATTGGCGATCCGACCAACTATGACGCAGCCACTGGCGGTGCCGGCGAGATTGGCGTAGGCCAGCGATTAACCGGCATTATTCGCGGCGTCGGCGGGGTTCTTCATGTGCTCACGCGGGACAGCGTGCAGATGCTCAGAGGCACCAGCGCGTCGAACTTTGCACTGGAGGTCACCATTCCAGGCGTGGGCTGCCGCAGCTATTCCGCGCAATCGCTACTCATGCCGTACTTTGTCACCGAGCGCGGGATTACCACCTTGCGGGCGGCGCAAGAGTTCGGGGACTTCACCGCGCTGCAGCCGGGCGCACCGGTGGAGCCGCTGTTCTCGGGTGGCGGACTGGCCAACCGAGTGGTGGCCAGCAGCATCTCCAAGACCAAGGCGCAATACCGCGTCTTCTTTGATGACGGCAGCGGTCTGTATGTGAGCCCGACCGGGATCGGACAAATCCGGTTTCCGGATCAGGTGGCCGTGTGTCACAGCGCCGAGCTGTCCAGCGGGGAAGAGTTCTTGATGTTTGGCGACGACAAGGGCTTGGTGTATCGGCTGGACAGCGGCAACAGCTTTAACGGCCAGCCCATTCGCGCCTTTCTAACACTGGCGTATACCGACCTCAAGTCTCCATCCACCCGAAAGCGTTTCCGCCGGGCCTTTTTCGATGTGCGCTCCGGCAGCGACGCCAGCATTTGGGCCTTGCCGGATTTCGACTATGGCGGCATTGAAACCGCTGCACCGCGAAGGCAGCCCATCAGTTTCATGCTCGGGGGAGGACTCTGGGACGCCGCCAACTGGGATGAGTTTCGGTGGTCCGTGCCGTTTCTTGGCCAGGAGCCGATGGATATTACCGGAACCGGCACCTCAATTAACTTCGCCATCTATTCAGAATCCAGCAAGCAGCCGCATGAGCTGCTGGGGTATGACTTGAGTTTCGATATAAGGAGAAACCGCCGTGGCTGAGACATATTACGACAACTCCGACCTTGGCCAGCGCTTCCAGCCAGGCACCACCGCCGAGTCCGGCGCGGTTGAAGAGAAATTTGACCAGGTACAGGCGGGCATGGAGGAAGTCGAGAAGGACGCTCGCCGCGCCCTGAAGTTCCCTTTCGAGGAAGGCATGCTAAGCCAGGAGTTTGACGCCACCGCCTTGCAGCGCCGGCGCAAGGTGCTGGGCTTTGATTTAGACGGCGATCTGGCACTGACCGCCGGCTTTAATTACCGGGGCGACTGGGCCGCGAACACTGACTATTTCCTCAACGACGTTCTGCGCGACCCCACCAGTAAGAACCTGTATGTGGCGACTCTGGGCTATACCTCCGGGGCGACCTTTACCACCACGAATCTGGATCTGGCGATCAACGTGGCGGACGTGGAAGCGGCCAAGCAGGCCGCCGAAGCGGCCAAGCAGGCCGCCGAAGCGGCCCGGGACAAGGCCGGGAAGTGGGCCAGCAGTTTGACCGTGGTCGAGAGCGGTATTCGGGGCGCCGCTTTCTACGCTCTGGACGCGCAGGCCAGCGAGCAGTCAGCACGAGGTTCCAGTCTGGCCGTTGCCGCCGCCGAGAGCCGGGTGCTTCAGCTGGAACAGAGCGCCACGAGCGCAGAGACGACAGCCATACAGTCGGCCAACAGTGCCGGCGATTCAGCTCAGGCAGCTGCGACCAGCGAAAACAACATTCAAGGCGTGGAGCAGCAAGTCAACGACACCGCCGTTCAGGTAGACGCCGACGCGCAAACAGCCACAGGGGCCGCCGACGACGCCGCGCTAGTGGCGCAGAGCATCAACGACACCACCACCATGGATTTTATCAACTTTGAGTTGAACGGCTCGGATCTGATCGCGCACTTTGCCGGCTACTCCGACGCCAACAATTTTATCGTCAACGCCGCTGGCGAACTGGAGGTAACCTTATAATGCCAACCCTTAATCTTGGCCGCGTACGCTTCAACTGGAAAGGCGCCTTTGCGCAGGCCACCCCCTACGTGGAGTATGACGTTGTAGAAGACGACGGCCAGTCCTACGTTTGCATTGCTCCGATCACGAGCACAGGGCCGAACGATTCCGGCGGCAGCACCTACTGGTCGCCTATGCTGGTTCGCAGTGCCGACTACAACCAGGCACGGCAGGACGCTATTGACGCCGCGACGGCAGCCGGCGACAGCGCCAATGCGGCCAGCAATGACGCAAGCGCGGCGGGGGATTCAGCCACCGGTTCCGCCAACTCAGAAACCATGGCCGGGAAGTGGGCAAGCGAAGCCGAGGATACCGAGGTCAGTCCTGGCCTATATTCTGCGCTCCACTACATGCGGAAGGCCGCCGCCTTTGGCGACCCGGAGCAGTTCAACATCACCGCGGACCAGACGCTCGACACGCGGACAACCGCCGAGTGGATGGCAGCGTTACTGGTGGCCCAGCAGAAAGCGAACGACAACGCTACGGCCGTTTCTAATGTTGTAAGCGATCACGTCGCACTACCCGACCCAATCTTAATGGCATTGATATTTTAAGGACTAAACCATGAGCTTAAAGACGCACGCAAAATCCCTAACAGCATCCGACCAGGTAATCTTTGAGGTTCCTCAAGGGGTGCAAGCAAGCGCGCACGGGGTACTGATTACAGGATCAGGAACGCTAACGTTAAAGTATTTCAACGCAGCAGAGGCCGCTACGTACACGATATACAGCGGTCTATCGATTACAGACGAGAAGACGCTAGATAAGGCCTTCGACTTTTCAAGCGGTGACAAGCTGATAGCATCCGGTGATTCTCTTTCAATTTTCGCAAGCGTTTATTCTTCCGGCGGCGATGGCGGCACTGGCGGGACTTCCGGGACGTACGGCCCCGGTCCTCAAGAACTGATTGCTGGCAATATGACGAGCGGATTTTTCGGGGAAGTTAGCTCTTACGAACTGTTCAGCGGGGATGAGTTAGCATTCTTCACTGGCGTCACTGAAGGAACTTCCCAGAATAGCGATATCGGCTGGCTGAAGTTCGCGCACAACGGCAAGATCAAGTACATAGCAAAGAAATCGCTCCGGTATTCCGCAAGCTGGGATCACCTATACTCGCGTGGGCTTGTCTACGGCACGGACGACAACGGCCTAGCGCCGCGCGGCGACCCTGTTAATCAGCTTGTGAAAGTTAAGAGAGCCGGCAGTGAGTTCATCGTTCGGATGATGACCGGCGCAAATGCTGACCCATTTGCAGCATCAGACCCGCTTTATCGTACTGACGATATGTACCAGATGGATATTGGTGGGGGCTCAGAGTGGAATGAGCTGATTTACCGCGCTTCCTCTGGAGTTCCAAGCGATCCTGCAACTGATGGATACAGGGCAGACCGTCATGGTGGCCCGCAAGTCGGTACAAACTTGGCGGAGTACAGCGAGTCTGATCTTGGGATCTCTAGTGGAAACGGACGATACACATGGTGTCAGGAGCAATCTGATGAAGTCTCCGCCTACCGCGTGCTTCGTGGCATCACTGACCTTGCGTCTTTCAATCGCGGTACCGGGTCGAATACGACTTCGACGCTTGGTTGGCGGCCCGCCTTGGAACTTGTCACTAGCAACTGATGGCGCGAAGTGTGGCGGGCCTGACCCGCCGCCAAGCACTCACTGAGGATAATAATGCAGCATGATAGCTTGATTCTTTATTCTAAAATTGAAGCACTTTTTTTTCCAGGTATACCCGACTTTCAAAACTATCCGAAAGCCGAGAAGCACGGGCTATGTCTGCAAATCAAGGAGACATTTATCGAATTGCTTGGAAATGTTGCGATTGCCAAGGAGGTTCCAAGTCTTAGGGTAAAATCAAGTCAGCAAGCTGCTGCACTCATTCATAATCTCGTTACTCTTTATCGACTCAGCCGAAGCCAGGGGTACATAAGCAGGGGCTTCTTCGAGCAGATTGATTTAAAAATTACCGAGATAAAAAGGATTCTGGTTGGGTTTATGAAATCCTCCAGGAAACCCAGGCACGAGCCGTAATCTCCGCCAACCGCGTGATTCGTGGCAACAATGACCTTGCGAATTTCAATCGCAATACCGGGTCGAATACGAATTCGAATAATGGTTGGCGGCCCGCCCTGCTGTGTTAAGCCCTTCTGTCGGTTACTACTTACAGGAGCTGGTGCGTGCGTTAAGCGCATTGCAAGGGGGATCGTGTCTGCTGTCAGTGACATTCGTCATTCGGCAGAAAACCGCAAGAGGGTGTCATTCACAGTACTGGCACCCTCGACTTTTTAGGATTAGCTTTGTTTAACAAAATTATTTCTCCAGAAAATTTCGCTCGAGCATACCGGCAAACTAGAGTCGGAAGCCCTAAACATCGGGATGGCGCTATACGATTTTCAGACAACGAAACTTACAACATAGAGCAATTAAGACAAGAATTTATTCACGGGGAATATTGGCCAAAAGAGTATTTCCAGTTTTCCATCTATGAGCCCAAAGAACGGGTGATATATGCGCCACGATATAGAGATAAGATAGCTCAACACGCCGTTAATAACGTGCTTCGAGATTTTTACGAGCCAAAATTTATACACGACAGCTACGCCTGTATTCGAAAAAAAGGCAACCAAAAAGCTGTTTTTAGAATTCAACATCACATGCGCGCATCGTCGATAAATTACGCCGACCCGTGGCTCATTAAAGCGGATGTGCAGAAGTTTTTCTACAGCATTGACCGAAACGTGATGAAGCAAATAGTTAGGAAGAAAGTCGTATGCCTGAAGACGCTGGAGATTCTTGAAAAGATCATAGACAGCTCGCCTGGAGATATTGGCTTGCCTCTTGGAAACCTCACGTCCCAGATGCTGGCCAACGTACTGATGAACGAGATTGACCACTACATTAAGCGCACATTAAAGGTTAAACGGTACGTTCGATACGCTGATGATCTAATTTTAATTGTGGACGGCAGGGCCCAGGCGGGCGATGTTCTAGGGTGTATTAAGGCATTTGGACGGGATGCTCTTAGGCTCACATTCCCGCCTCGAAAGTCTTTTATCCGACCAATGAAAGATAACATTGAAACTCTAGGATATAAAATAAGTCCAGCCAGATTAAGCCTTACATTCGAAAACAAAGTCTCGGTTTATTGAGCGACTGAGAGGGGTGGATGCCATGCTTGAAAGAGATATAGATAAGGGCAGTGAAGCGATTCAGTCGCTTACCAGCTGGTACAGTTATGCGGGGATAGCCGCATGCCAGCGCTTTGTTCGCGAGGCTTGCTTTAAGACGGAGCGAGTGCGTTTTACCAACAACGATCAATTCATTATATTGAGGAATTGCCATGATTAAAAACGACATGACGCCGCACCAGTACCAGGTTAAGTTCTTAGAATCTGGGGTTGAAAGGACAAGCTACACTGATGACCGTCGATATTACGAGCGTCTTGTTGCGCAACATGGCCACCTTGATGCTCTGGAAATTGAAACGCTAATCCTAACGGCTGCACAGCAGTCTCGTCTTGATCAGATAAAAGAAGCATCTATTGATGCCCATGACGCTTCACTTTACGTAAAATACGGCACCACAGAAACCGAAGACTCTGGGTTTTTTGAAAGTGAAAATCTCGAAGCCTACCGCAAAGCCATGGTTGAACCTCACATACGAGCGCAACGGAAGGCAGCTGAAGCGTCAGGCGTTAAGTTAAATGGAATACGATACTCCGGCGACCCAAGCAATAGACAGGCTATGCAGGAAGCTATTATGGCCGCTAATGATTCGGGAAGTGAGAGCTTTTCTATGTGGAAAGACAGCGATGGCGGTTACCATAATGGACACCTTCTCTCGGACGTTAGAGATGCTCTAAGAAAAGTTGGAGATCGTAGGTCAGTTTTGATTGCCCTTGAAGCTCTATACGTCTCCCAGGTAGCTGATGATCAAATCGACATACATGAGCTTGACTGGACTACTGAGTACGATTGATTTAGCAATTAACCAACTCTGGAGGATCGCCCAATATGGCTAACCCAAACCAATACTCGCCAGCCCAGGAAATTGCACCGGGCCCACAGGCCAATCAAGCGACCTCAAAGGGCTATGACGCCAACGGCTATGACGCTCAGGGCTTTGACGCCAACGGCTATGACGCTCAGGGCTTTGACGCCAACGGCTATGACGCTCAAGGTTTTGACGCCAACAATTATGATGCTCAGGGCTATGACGCCAACAATTATGATGCTCAGGGCTTTGACTCGCAGGGCTATGACTCTCGGGGCTATAATGCCAACAATTATGATGCTCAAGGCTTTGACTCGCAGGGCTTTGATGCGCAGAGCTATGACGCCAACGGCTATAACGCTCAAGGCTATAACGCTCAAGGCTATGACTCTCGGGGTTACACCACCGACAACTACAACGCCCAAAGCGGCAACGCCGCGAGCTACAACGCCGATCAACGTCAGGTAAATCCGAACGCGACGGTGCAGGGCCAGATGAGCGGTCTACTCGATGACAACGGCAAATACATGCAGGCCGCCCGCAGTCGGGCCGCCGAGACGGCCAATTCACGGGGCCTGCTCAACAGCTCCATGGCCGCCGGCGCCGGTGAACGTGCCGCGATTCAATCAGCCATGCCGATTGCCCAGCAGGACGCGGGCACCTACGGCCAGCGCGCACTGGCGAACATGAGCGCGGGCAACCAGAAACGTCGTTACAATGCCGGCAACCAGCAGCAGATGACCCTGAACAACGTCAACGCAAAAATCAGGCCGGGCGCTTTAACGCCAGCGCCAACAACCAAGCCAGGCAATTTGAGGCCGGCGCACAGAATCAGGCCGAACAATACAACGCCCAAGTCAGCAACGAAGCTGCTAGATTTGGTGCTACTGCTCGAAACCGTTCCGGTGAGTTTAACGCCCAGGCACAGAACAGAGCTGGTGAGTTCAATGCCCAGTCGCGGAATCAGGCTGAACAGTACAGCGCCCAGGTCAGTAACCGCGCGGCAGAGTTTGGTGCCACCGCACAAAACAGAGCTGGTGAGTTCAACTCCCAATCGCAGAACCGGGCCGGTGAGTTTGCTGCTCAGTCACAGAATCAGGCTGAACAATACAACGCCCAGGCCGGAAACAGAGCTGCAGAGTTTGGCGCCACTGCCCAAAACAGGGCCGGTGAAATTAACGCCCGATCCCAAAACAGGGCCGGTGAGTTTGCCGCCAGTTCAGCCAATCAGACCAGCCAGTTCAACACCGGCCAGTCCAACAACATGGCGCAGTCGCAGTGGTCCCAGCAGGAGAGCCAGCGGTTTGAGGATTCGCAGCAGAGACTGACTGCTGAAATTCAGGAAAGTCAGATAGATCAAGAGTCGGCAGTCAACTTGCGCGGCGAGTTTGTCAGCTCCTATGAGTCCATCAGCAACGAGGCCAACATCAACATTTCCGAAATACAGACGGCCACCGATATTCCCGGCGACGAAAAAAGCAAGATGATCAACCAGCAGATGCGGCTCAGAGACGCGGATCTGCTAGGCCTTGAAAGAATCTATGAGGCTCAACCCCAGTGGCAGCAGAACTGGTCAGAAATAGGCAGCGGCGAGAGCGGCGTGGTTAGCGATATGGTGGCCGAGCGCGAAGCGGCACGACAGTCTTAACAAGAGGCCACCACGGCCCAGGAGGTATAAATGAGTGCTTACGAATTTGTGATGGATTACGTGGTGGAGCCGGCGTCAACGGCATTCACCGCAACAGGCGAGTTCCTGAACGAGAACGAATGGGCCGCCGACGCGCTCACAGGCGCCGCCGTTGGTGCGGGAAACTATCTGGTCCAAAAGGACAAGCAGGAGGCCCGGCGCAAAGAGGCTACTACGAAATTTGACCGCAAAACGTCACTGGCTCAGGCGCCGGATATAAACATGCAGGGCTATGGCCTGACCAAGGGCAAGCTGACCAACGGTTTACTAACCGGCGGAATGAATCAGTAAGGGGAGAGACGTATGGCAAGGGCAGGTGGGCCAGGAGGCGGTGGAGACCCGGGCAACTCCGGTGGTGGATCTGGCGGTGGCACCGGCGGCAATGGCCGTGGCGGTCGCGCGGGCGGCCCCGGTGGCGGCAGTGATCCGGGTAATGCCCCTGATGGTGGTGGCCGTGGCGGTCGCGCGGGCGGCCCCGGTGGCGGCAGTGATCCGGGTAATGCCCCTGATGGCAGTAACACGCCGGGAGATCCAAGCACGCCCGGTCGCCGATCTCAGATCGCCGAAGGCACCACGGCGGCCTCAAGAGCACGAAGCGCGATGGATCGCCATTCAAGAGAGGCAGCGGATCGGGAAGGGGGCTGCTTGGCAGCTTTACCAATGCCTTGAGCGAGGGGTTCGATACGGCCAAGGATGCGCTGGGACTGGGTGATGAAGAAGGCGTTTCCGTTGCCGATAATGTCGCCAACATTCGCGCTCTGGACAGGCAGACGACCGAAGCCGAAATTGCGGGAATGGTACTGGGCGACGAGAACGCCAGCCTTGAGGGGGCCGTCAACGCCGAGACTGAGGCCAGCCCAGTCGCCAGAGCCATATCCGCCTTTGCGTCTGTCGTCGGTGGTGTGCCTGGCGCCCTTGCCGGCCAGACAGCCGAGGCGGCAGACGCCGCAAGGAAATCGTCCAACACTCTCAACAGTCTGAACAATACGGGCATGACCATGGATGACTAGTTTTGGCACTTCGATGGGCGTTCAAGCACGAGGCGCCGCCGCTGAGTGGCATCGTAAGGAACCGTTGCGGGGGGCCTGTTGGGGCCGCCTGCAGCAAAGGCCGGTGGCAAGGCCGGTGCAATGTTCGCCGGTGCGGTGGCCGACAAGGCGGGCGAGATGGCGTCCGATACAGCCATGATGGGCGAGATGAGCCCTTCACCCAGTATTGGCTCAAATACGCCGGGCAGGGCGTCAACCGGCAACGCAGTGAACGGCACCGCAAGCGGTGCCCGTGGCGCTATGGTTGGAGGCATACAAACCGCTGCCGCACCAACAGCCCCAGGCTTTGAGTGGGCACCCATTAACATGGGCGTCTATGGCAACGGCCTGCTTAGAAATAACACTTAGAGGATCCGCCCATGAAAGGCTTAATCGCTCAGGCACAGCAACCTCAACCCAAAGGCCAGCGCCCACAAGGCCCACAGGCGCCTGCGCAGCAAGGCCGGCCCAGCAGCCACCGCAAGGCCCAGGCGGGCAACCGCCACAAGGTCAGCAGCAAGGCAAGCCTCAACAAGAGGCGAACACGCAGGAAGCCTACGACGTGGCTACCGGGCAAATGCTCCAGTTCGTCTACAGCCCAAAAGGCACAGAGGCGGTGACTGGCTACATCGAGGCCGCCGGCGATCCAGAACAGGGCATGGCCAAGATGATTGGCCGACTGCTGGTGATGACCGTGCAAAGCGCGCAGATGAACGGCAAGCGCCTACCGCCGGACCTGATCATGCAAAGCGGCATCGAAGTGTCCCGCGCCTTGTCAGAAGTGGCTCAGAAAAACGGGTTACTGGACCCGGCGCAGGAGAAAGCGGTAACCGAGTCGGCATTCTTTGACGGGATTGCGTTGTTTGCCACTGAGGCCCGCGCCGAAGCGCTCAGTGACGACGAGCGGCAGCGTTACATTCAGTTGCTGGATATGGTTGAAAAGATCGAGAGTCAGGGGGGTATGCCCGGTCCCGATCAAAGCCCTAAGCGGGGCGCCCAGCAAAAGCCGAAACAAAAGCCGAAACAAAAGCCGCAGCCAAGGATTAAGAAGCCCAAAGCCCCAGCACAGGAGCGTAATGCAATGAGCGCAGGTGGACTGATAGCACAGGCAGTTTTAGGCGGCACCGCCCAGGCGGCCAAAGGCATTGGAGACAGGATTCGGGCCGACGCAAAACAGGCGCGAGCCGATGCTATGCTGGACAAGAAAACCGAGGACGCTTCACAGCTGCAAAAAGAGCGGGCCAAACTGGCCACCGAGAAGCAAAAGCTGGGCCATAAACAGAAGACTAACCGACTCATAAAGAGCGACGAGCTGGGTCAGGAGACTTACACGGATGAGATGGGGCCGGATGGCAAAACAGTCATCGGGCAGCGCGAAGTGGGCAGCAACAGGCTTGACAAGTATTCGACCTCAGCCGGCAAAGATATGTCGCTGACCAACCGTCAGAAGGCGTTTGCCCAGTCGCTCACGGATCGAATCAAAGCTATCGACGACAGCGCCGAATACGGAGCGGTGTCGCCAGAGGATATGGAGCGGCGAGACGCCATGGAAGTCCAACTAAATGCTCTGTTTGCCGGCTCCGGCCGGTTCAGCGAGCTTATGAACGGCACAGGCGACGGCCAAGGCGGGTCGGGTGGCGATACGCCCGGACCGGATAAGCCGAAAAAACCAGATCCCGAAAGCATTGGCGGCCTGGTAGGCGGCGCAATGAAGACTGGCGAAACACAGGACCGCGTAAAAGTTGCGACGGATCAGATAAACGGACTACAGGACGAGGCCGACGATCTCATGGCGAGACTCAACCCGCCTACCGTAACGGGAGCCGGCGGCAGGCCTGACGGCAACAACCGCCCGCAGGTAAGCCAGGACGATATTGCGGCGGCGCAAGACTTGGTTCAGCGGTTACTGGCGCTAGAGAATGACCCAGCAACGGCTGAGGCGCTTACGCCGCGCCTACGGAACAATATTAAACAGCGTATAATGGATATTCAGAGAGCCGGTGTACCGCTTAACTTGAACCAGTAAGCGGGTAGTGTCGAAATCGCTGAACCTCGCGTGATACGGCTACCCTTTTATTCGCTTTGTCGGGAGACAACGCCCCATGTCCATACTGAACACTCTTCGCCAGAAAAACCCTAACCTACGTGACAGCTCCGACGACGACATAAAGTCTCTTATCCGAAAATCCCCCGAATTCTCCACCTTTTCAGACGCTCAGTTTGACCGGTTTGTGACCGGAAATTACGGCGCCAACGGGGAATCTGCGTCTGAAGAAAAAGGCACACCCGGATTTACAGGCGGACTAGCGGCAGGTGTCGATCAGGTGCAGGCCATGGGCGGCGGTTTGCTGCAGGCGGCAGGCGATGCCTTTGAAAGCGATACCCTGTGGGATGCCGGTAAAGACATTTACCAGCGCAACATGGAAGAAGCCGGCGAAAACTCGCTGGGCTATGGCTTTACGGACATAGCCGGGCCGGTGGATGCCTTTAATTGGGCGCGCTACACCTCGGGCAATCTAATACCCACCATTGCCACCTCCATTGCAGGTGGCGGTATTGGTGGTATAGCGGCACGTACTCTGGCAGGTGTCGCCGCCAAGCAGACTGCAACCAAAATCGGTCAGGCCGCAGGCACTTATTCGGCGTCCGCTGGCATGGAAACCGGCGCAATCATGGGTGAGACTGAGGTTCTGGACGTATCGCTGGCTCACGGCGCTCTGGCGGGCGCTATGGAATCGCTGACGCCGTTCATTATGTTGCGTAAATTCGGGGCAGGTGATGTAGCCGACCAAGCTACAGGCGAGATCAGTGACGGTGTTTTGCGCACACTCAAAGCCAGGGCATCGAGAAGCACAGGCAGCGCCGCCGCTCGCGGATCCATGCTTACTGCGATTACAGAGGCACCGACCGAAGGTCTGCAAGGGCTGATTAACCAACACGCTAACTACTGGGTTGAGAACAACGGCGAATCGCTGCTGAATAACCTGGGCGAGGTGAATTACAAGCAGATCATTGACGAGATGGCCGCCGGTGCGATGGCTGGACCGACGGTAGGGCCCCTTGCCGGCATTTCTGAGAGAGGGCGGGCCAGAACTCAGGTAGAGCGCATTGACGCCGCGCGCAGTCAGTCTGAGGCAGAAGGCGGGGATGCCCTGGACCAAATTCGCGCCGCGCAAGAGGCCGAGCGCCAGGGTCCGCTGTTTGAAGACGGTCCCTTTGATCCGTCCGAAGCGCAGCCTGACGCCCCCCTATTCGATGACGGGCCTTTCGAGGGCGCTCTGCCGCCGGGCCTGCGCGAATCCGACCGTGGCCAGCCGATGGTCGATGACTTTCCTGATCTTCCGCCCCCGCCTGCCGAGGGCGTACCAGTTATTCAGCGTGGACCCGGCCGTGGCCAGCCAGTGGATGTGCCCGGCCCTCCCGCACCACCTGCCGATGGTGTGCCGGTTGATCCCAGAGGCCCGATGGGAACCGAATTCGATCAGACTGGCCAGCCAGTGGATGTGCCCGGCCTTGCCGCACCACCTGCCGATGGTGTGCCTGTTCTTGATCGTGGGCCACGCGGAGCCTCGCCTACTCAAGACGGTACCACCGGCTTTGCTGCCGACGACCTTAGCCCGTTCCAGCGCAACCAGCTGCGCGACTATGGCATGACCGACGAGCAGCTTGGCAGCGTGTCCACTGAGCAAGCCCTGGCCGAGCTCGATGCAGCCAACCGCCAAAGCCAGCGCCCGCAGTCTGATCTGACCGAGGAGGGTACCGGCGTTTTCCGTGTGCCTACTGACCAGATCCAGGTGGATCCGGAGCAATACCAGTTCCGCACCAAAGTGGACAAGAAAGGTGTAGACCGGCGCCTCAATGCCGTTGAGAAGTGGGACGAAAACAAGGCGGGTGACCTTATTGTTCACCGTCGCAACGATGGATCCCTTTTTATAGCCGACGGGCACCACCGACTTGATCTGGCGAAGCGACTGGGACAGCCAGCGGTCAACGCTCGTATTCTGGAAGAATCACAAGGTTTCGATGTACCAGCCGCACGAGCAGAAGCGGCAATGAACAATATCGCAGACGGCAAGGCCGAGCCCCTGGACGCGGCAAAGGTGTTTCGCGACATTGATCTGCCGAATGCCGAGATCCGCAAGCAGAACAATCTGCCGGACAACCAGGTAGTTCGGGACGGCGAAGCGCTGGCCAACCTTTCAGACAACGCTTTCGGCATGGTCGCAGCGGGCCAGCTGAGCGAGAAAGACGGTGCTGCCATTGGTGCCAACTTCAGCGATTCAGGCGAGCAAGAAGCGGCGGCAAAGGCCTTTCAGAACGGCGCGCCGGAGTCTGGCTTTGAACGACAGCTGATGGTGAACGAGATCAAAGCCGCCGGTTTTGCTCAAAGCCAGGGCGATCAGGGCGGATTGTTTGGCGACGATCCCGAGGAGATCAGCCTGCTGCAGAGCCGCCTGTCCGTGCTAAATTCGTTGAGGCAGGATCTGACGTTTGATAAGAACCTGTTTGCCAGCCTGAACAAGAACGCCGGGCGAGCAGGCGAGGCGGGCAACTCGATTGCCACCGAAGCCAACCAGGACATTACCGACGAAAGCGCCAAAGCGCTGGATATGATTAACCGCGTATCCACCAACCCCACACTGAGCGAGATGGTCAACCGTGCCGCTCGCCGTGTGGCCGATGGCGAAAAGAAAGCGCCCGTTGTGCGCGACCTGAAAAAGGAGCTACAAAGCTATGAAGCAGGGCAAGATCAGCCGAGAGTCAATGGACAAAGCAGCCCGCGACCTGCCGATTCACCAAGCGAACAACCGCCTGTTAGCGAAGGGGTGGACCCGGGAGCAAGTGAATCAGTACCTGAAAGAAACACCGCTGGATCAGATCAAGGCGGACAATCTGAAAGCCCGCAAGAAGTAACGCCAGACCTCGCCCTGGAGTCACAGACCGAGGCGCAACTGGCCGAGCAGGCAGAGGCAAAGCAAGCCGCCGCCGATACCGAATCGCTAAAGGGATTGCCGCCAGTTCAAAATGAACTCCTGGGCCGAAAAGCATTCAACGCAGTCAAGACGGACGGAGCCCCGCTTACTACTGAGCAGACAGCCGCTATCCGCGATTACAACGATGCGGTTGGGCTAAAGACTTTCGACGTTGACGACGCGCAAGCTCAAGCTATGAAGGCCGCTGCCCGCCCACTGACGAAAGACCTGGTAGTATTCCGCTCCGACTCAGCGTCTGAATCCATTGCCGACCGAGTAGCCTCTGGTTTTCGCAGCTTGATACCTGTAACCACAGATGAGGTTTGGGCGTCAGCATGGGGCGATAATTGGGGCGACCACACCGTTCAGAGAATTACCCTGAAAGCCGGTACGCCCGTTGTTCATATCAACCAGGGCAACACTGGCGAGCAGGAATTGCTGCTACCCGGCGATAGCGTAACCGTTTCCAAGCAGAGCGAACGTGACCTTGGCGAGGGCGGATCAGAAACAAGATACCGCACAGGCAATACCGTCCGGTTTATGGAATTTACCGTAGAAGCAAGGCCCGACTTTGACCTGGCCGCACAAACCGAATCCGACTTGGCCGAGCAGGCTGCAGCCAAAGCCGAATCCGACAAAGCCGAAGCCCAGGCGAAGCGGGACGCAGACCCGGATCCTACGTCGGTACCGGACGAGCCAGACCAGCAACCGGAAACGTCTGGTCTGAGCGGCATCCGGCAAGTCGGCAAAATGAGCGGCCAGAAAGGCATGCGCCGGATCGCGCCCAGCTACCTGACCGGTGAGCAATCTGTGGCCTGGCTGGAAGGCTACGATTCGGCCAGTGCAGAGGGCGAGGCAAAACCGAAGAACCTGGACGACGAGATCAGCAACATCAGCAGCGAGGATCTGAGCTCCCTGTTTGATGATGTAGTGTCCGACGAAAAGCCAAGCGAGCCCGTAAGCGAGCCCGAGCCCGGTACCGAGCCGACGACCAAGACCCCCGATGACGCCACCAACACGCCCAGGGCCGAGAAGACCGACGAGCAAAAAGCCCAGGACCGGGAGAAGCGCCAGCGCGCCACCATCCAGAAAAACCGCAACAGTGGGCAGTTGACCCGCGCCAACGGCCAGAGCTTTAGAACAAAGTCCGGCGCTGCCGACCAGCTAAAGCGCTGGAATCTGCAGAACACGCACTACATTTACGGCAAGAAAGGCGAAGGCTTTACGATCAAGTCATTGCCTGAGATTGGCCAGGACAATGCGCGCAGCGTTGGCTGGTTAGGCGATAACAACAGTTTTTACCTGTACGGATTCAACCAAGGCAACGTCGACGCGATCAATGCGTGGGTAGACGGTAAGATCGTCAACTTTAAACCAGAGTTCGATGGTGGCGATGGTGGCCAGGTGAGCCCGAGCGCACCGCTGACAAAGCCGGAGGCGGGCCAAAAGGTAATCAAGATCGAGAATCCTGACCAGGCAATGCGCCGACTCCAAGCTGCAGGCATGGAAATGAACGCCCGCCTGCCGTACTTGAACGACGATTATCCGGACATTCTCCCGCAGGAGCGCAGCGCGGCAGAAATTGCCAAGAGTTTCGGCAGCAACCTGACCAGCGCTGGCGTGGAATCGCTCAAGGCCCTGGAGAACCTGTTCGGTGGCCCTGGCCGGTTAGGCTCCGGCCTGCAGTTTGACGAAGACACCTACGCCCGCGCCAAACCGCACTTTAAGAAGATGCTGGAAGACTCCCGGGCCGCTGGCGATGACCTTCGCGCCTTTATCCGCAAGATCGTGTCGTACCTGGGACTGGGATCAAAGCCGTATGTCATGCGCTTTGTTGAGGAGCTGCAGTCAGAGCAGGTAAAGACCACTGACAATGCAGAGCCCGATAGCGCCCCAGCGACCAACCCCGAATCAGACTATGCGCCCAAGCCGGGCACCCTGGCCCGCAAGCTATACGATCGCCTGGACGAGATCACCGACAACCGCAAGCTGAAAGCCGTCATTGCTGAGCACTTCGACGTTTCCGCCAAAGAAGTGACCGACCAACAGATGAAGCAGGCGCAGGAAGCGCTTGAGCTGGCATTGGTTACCCGGGCCCGGGATATCATTCAGCGCGATTCGACCCGCACAGATCGGGCTGTCTTTGACGAGCTGCAAGCCATGTACGCGGCCCAGCCGAATCTGAACGTGCGCAGTTCTGGCAGCATGCAGCGCCAGTCCTACAGCACACCCGCGCCCCTGGCCTTCCTGGCGTCCCGTCTGTCCGGCATTACCGAAGCCACGACCGTCTATGAGCCAACCGCCGGTAACGGCATGCTGCTGATCGGTGCGCCCGCTGACAACATCGTGGCCAATGAGCTCGATGCAGAGCGCGCTGAATTGCTGGAAGCCCAGGGGATCGAGGTATCCCAGGAGGACGCGACGACGTTCATCCCAGCGGATCAAGTTGACTCTGTAATAATGAACCCCCTTTCGGGCGATTGAAAGACGCCGCCGGAAAGGCTAAACCTGTTAAGGTTGACGGCTATACCATCAAGTCTATCGACCATCAGATTGCCGCAAAGGCACTGCAGGCGATGAAGGACAATGGCCAGGCCACCATGATTATTGGTGCCAGCAAGGAAGCCGGCGAGATTGGTTCCGCTGACAGAACCTTTTTTAACTGGTTGTATCGCAACTACGACGTAACCAGCCACTTTGAAGTGAACGGAGATTTATACAACCGACAAGGCGCTGGCTGGCCGGTGCGCGTCATTACCATCAATGGACGCAAGGCAAGTAATCGAATTTCGCCAAAGTCGGGCGTGATCGAGCGAGCCAATAATTGGAGCGACGTTTATGAACAGTATCAGCGCGGTCTGGCTGCCCAAGAATCTAACGCCAACGGCACAAGAGATTCTGGCAGTACCGACATCCAAAACCCAAGTGATGAACAAGTTCCTGCTAGAAATGGCAATAGCCAACAAAATCGCCCGGATGGCACGGCAGCAGGATCTGACGGACGAAGAAGTACGGCAGATACTGCAAGCCGACCCGGATCTGAGCGCGGCGATAGCAGAGATGGATCAAACCCGACCGATGGCCGAGGCGTCACTGGCGGCGGACAATCTCAGCCAACTGATCCGGGCATCGGATTGGACCAGCAAGCCAACGCGGGCACCACAAGCGCTGCAGTCACTGGAAGCACAAACACTACAGAGCTGGGTCGGAAACCTACAAAGGGCAAGCCAGGAGAACTAGGCTCCGAGTTTCAGACCCCGTACAAGGCGCGCAGCAAGGGTAAAACGACAACGTACTGACCCCGAACAATATGGCGCTCGCACTGAATCAAGCCCTTACGAAGCTGGAGGCAGAAGTCGGGGATCGTGGACACCTACGTGCAGCAAAAACTGGGCTACGACTCTGTTGAGCAG